GAGCAGCCTGTCGTCGCTCATATCAGTTATTCGGCCATTGCGAAAACCCCTTCCCTGTGGGCGATGTGCGCCGATGGGTTTGGATTGATGAGAGTTACAGGTTCATTCCACCGGCCGCGCCGGTTGCGTGGGAGATAGACGAATACGACGAGAGTGTCGCGGCGCGGCTGTGGGAGTCGAGGCAATGAAAGTAATAGGCAAGTCAGAAGAGCGTGTATACCTGTGCCAAGTCGAACACGGGGAACTGGAGAGATTTTTGGGGAAATTTTACCCAAGCGAATTACATACTCTGACCGTCGGTCAGATCGTGGACCTAAGCAAGGGTTACAACTATTCGCACGATATAAATCGTGCGATGGAAAAAACGCGCGACTTCATTCAGGCACATCAAAAAGTTGTAAATGCAATTATCGATGGGCTTCGGTTTGAGAATATTGATGCGGAGGTTGAAGAAGAAACCCAGGCGGAACCAGCATGAAATATTCACTGAGCGCCGCGATGGTCGCGGCAACCCGTCGAGCCAGTTACTTGTTCCCGCGCGTGACAATAGTGCGCGGGTATGAATATGAGAAGTGGCGCGGTACCTGCGAAGCCATTCGAGCAGCCTGTCGTCGCTCATATCAGTTATTCGGCCATTGCGAAAACCCCTTCCCCGCCGGAGATCTGCGCCGCTGGGAGTGGATTGAAGAAACGCTGGCAATTGTGCGCGAACGCTTGCAACTGGTAATGCGAGATACGGCATGGGCCGAGCCTGATGCAGTTGTTCGGTTGGGAGCGGCGAATCCAGGCGAAGTGGTGCCATTTCCGGCGCCGCAACCGAAGCCGGAAGAAGGTCAGCCGCAGCGGGAAGCGGCGAAGAGAAAAGCTAATTGGGAATGCGAGGAAATTTATGTGTAGCGAAATAGTGAAAGTTGAGCAGGCCGCATCTACAGAAATGCAGGCGGTGATGGCGATGGTTGAGCGGGTAGCACTTAATCCGGATGCCGACATTTCCAAGCTGGAAAAAATGCTCGATATGCAAGAGCGTATTCTTAATAGAAACGCTCAACAGGCTTTCACAGCGGATCTTGCAGCAATGCAGTCTGAGTTGCCACTGGTAGGCAAGGCTGGGCGCGGGCACAACAATGCCAAATATGCAAAGCTTGAGGACATCAACGAGGCCATTCGCCCAACCCTGCAAAAGTACGGTTTTGCGGTTACTTTCCGAATTAATCAGACGGATAAGTCGGTCACGGTCACAGCGCGGCTTTCTCACCGGATGGGTTATAGCGAGGAAACAAACCTCTCCCTGCCCCTAGATACCAGCGGCAGCAAAAACGCCGTACAGGCCGTCGGCTCGACCGTTAGCTATGCCAAGCGGTATGCCATTTGCGCGCTGCTGAATATATCCACAGGGGATGATGACGATGGCGGACCGCCAAAGTTCAATGAACACCCATCCGTTACCAATGCGCAGATTAAGCAGCTGCGGGATGCAGCGAATGTTGCCGGGAAGAATGAGGCATATATCTGCCAGGCGGCACATATCGAGCGCATTGAAGATCTGCTACAGGCTCGATTCGGCGGTGCAATGAATCACCTGAAAAGTATCGCGGTGCAACCATGAGCTGCATCTATCTGGAGGCCCCGCAAGGTTCCGAGGCTTGGCTAACCGGCAGAGCCGCGGCAATAACCGCCTCCATGGCCGCGGAATGCCGGAAGCGCCTTAAATCCGGCCCGAACAAGGGGGACTATTCAAAGGCAGCCCATGACTACGCATTCAAACTGGCCGTGGAGCGCATCAGTGGCGAGCTACTGGACGATCCACAGTTTGACCCATGGCAGGCAAGGCGCGGGCGGGAATTGGAGCCAGAGGCGCGCCTATTGTATGAAGAACGGCGGGGCGTCCTGGTTGAACAGGCCGGTCTTGCTCTAACCGAGGACAGGAAATTCGGCGCTTCGGTTGACGGTCTTGTCGGCGATGACGGGGCTGTCGAGATCAAATGCTTTCTGGCCCCGGCAAAGCTCGCCCCGATTCTGCTGTGTGGGGACATTGGAGACTGCGCCGACCAAGTGCAGACGGGCATGTGGATCACCGGCAGGAAGTGGATGGATTTCGTGCTGTATGCGCCGGCACTTTCCTGCATCAACCGGCACTTAACTATCATCCGCATAGACCGGAATGACAACCACATCGCCCAATTAGAAACTGATCTGCTTGAATTCGACAAGCTGGTCGAGCAATACAAAGAAAATTTGATAAGCAATTTCTAACCGCGCCCAGGCGCATCAGTCAGGTGTAACCGTCGGGCCGCTGGTGTAGGCCCTTTTTTCAGAGGAATCACGGTGGATATTTCAAAGCTCCAGCTCAACAAGACAGTGACGGCGGTTAAGGCAGAAGTGGCAAAATTTGTAGAAGAGTTCCAGCGCTGCAAGTCCGCCCCCCCCTCGCGGGTGGCGGTGCGCGCCGATAAATACGACCAGGTACAGCGGGCTGTGCTCGCCGCACTGAGACGGCAGCACAAGGCATCAGGCTCCGACGGCAAGATGCCCACTCCCGAAAAATTAACCATGGGCAAAGTTGAGCTTTACCCGGCCCACTGAGCGAGTCGAGTTATGAGCAGCAAAGAAAAAATGCGCGACGATTTTGAAAAAAAATACCCCATACCAGATGGAATCTTCTGGGATCATGAGCTTGATTATTACACGACAAAAAATGAGGATTTAATATATAACATGGATTGTCAGAACGAGCGTTATGAGATTTGGATGGACGCCCTCACCCACCATCACGCAGAGAGTGAGCCGTCAGCCTGTTTTATTATGTCTGAATCAGGTTATCTGATGGCTGTTTGTTATGACTGCGAAGTGATGGCGAGGTTGATGAAAGACCCCGGTCAGTTAAAAATACAGTGGCTCTACGCCAGCCCCCAACCTGCCGCGCAGGTTCCGTCGGAAGTAGACGCTGGCACTCTCTACGAAGGATCATCAAAGGATACACCCTATATTCACACGCTGCGCTGGGCTCAGGGATGGAACGCCTGTCGCGAGAAAATGCTCAGAGCCACCCCTGCGGCCCCGCGACCGCCGGAGGCAATGGAATCTCAGCCTGATAAGACCGAGAAATATTCTCGGCCAGTTTGCAGAGGATGCTGGATGTTAGGAAATAATTGTGGTCATTGTGAGCGATGTAAAGATACCAAGCCTAAAGCGCCGGAGGTGGAGTGATGCACTTAAAAGCACCATTTGACTACAAAGGAATCCGCTATATACCAGGGCGCCTGGTAAACAACGCGAAAACCGGGAGAACCGGACAGAGATTTTCGGCGCGCCGCTTGTTACCTGAGAGCAGCGAGTTAATCGGGAAGGTCATTGTCTACGCCGCCAACATCAGTCGCCCGGATGTCATTAATGCGTTTGCGGATTTGGTGAATGAATGAGCTGGCTCTTTTCGCAGGCGCTGGTGGCGGAATACTCGGCGGGCACCTGCTTGGATGGCGAACCATCTGCGCAGTGGAACGTGATGCCTACGCCGCAGGGGTTCTGGCGCAACGACAAAATGATCGACTCCTCCCGCCTTTCCCGATTTGGTCCGACGTTACGACTTTTCACGGAAGACCATGGCGAGGCCGTGTTGATGTCGTATCTGGCGGCTTTCCCTGTCAGGACATTAGCGTCGCCGGAAACGGAGATGGAATCAACGGCGAGCGATCAGGCCTATGGAAATCAATGGCGCGCATCGTTCGCGAAGTACGACCGCGATTCGTTTTCGTGGAAAACTCCCCAGTACTCACTTCTCGAGGACTTGGAACCGTACTCGGAGACTTGGCCGAAATCGGGTATGACGCGGAATGGATGTGCCTTTCAGCGGCCGACTGCGGCGCCCACCATCTCCGCGAGAGAATCTGGATTCTTGCCCACGCCGACGACCATAGAGGGGGGCACCCTGATCGAAGCCGTGTCAGCGAGAACGTGGCCAACACCTGCAGCCCGCGACTACCGGAGCCCGAACAAGAAGTCCTACAGCGAGAGAGGTGGTGGAAAGAAGGGCGAACAGCTCCCCAATTCAGTCGGTGGCCAGCTGAACCCGACGTGGGTCGAGTGGCTAATGGGGTGGCCAATCGGGTGGGCCGCATTAGAGCCATTGGCAATGGACAGGTACCACGAGTGGCTGCGGCAGCATTCGCGGAATTATCAAATCAATACCAACTTATAATTGGCTGATATGAGCTCTTTTAAAAAATACATAGCACTATGCTCTACCGCGCGCATTCAGGACGCAGGAACTCGGACGGCCATGCGGGATATTGTCCTCCCAGTTTTGAAACGGGAGGAGGAGTCTCTGCGAGATTGTAGAGAACAGTGTGGCACGAACCCGGCATGGAAGGCCGACTGGGAATCGGCTGGGATGGTATCTGATGAACAGGAGATTGCTAGAGCTATCAAGATTGCCGAGAAAAGGTTGTCGGAATTCCGGCTTGGTCTAGATCAGATAGATATGTTTGCGGGATAGAGTGATGAGCAACCTACTCACAAAAGCCGAAATCGCCAGGCTCACCGGCACGAGCAATCCCGAGGGACAGAAGCAAGTCCTGCAGAGCAACCGCATCCCCTATGTGCGCCGCCGCGACGGGTCAGTAGCGCTAACCTGGGACATGGTCAACCAGGCCGTGCTCGCCCGCAGCAGCTCGACACTGGCCACCGGCAGCGTTACCGTGCCACTGGGATTCAACCTCCCCGCCGCTGCGGGATAAGCACTATGGGACGACAACGCCGACCAGAAAACGCCTGGATGCCCCGCTGGGTGGAACGCTACAAGAACGGCTATCGCGTGAAGCGCCGCGGGGATCCTACCTACCACCTGGCGGGGCCGGATGCCAGCAGGGCCGAGGTGTGGGCAGCCTACGAGCACTGGGAGGCTGGCCAAGTGGCGAAAGCGTTTATTGTCGCCGAACTAATCGACCTCTACTTCGTCAGCCCCCAGTACACCAAGCACCTGCAGCCCAGTACCCAGCAGGACTACCACAGGTACAGCCTGCGGGTCCGCAAGGTGTTTGGCGAGATGCAACCTGACGCCATCACCTCACCTCTGGTGCAGATGTTTTTGGATGCGAGAGGAGCCGACCATCCGGTCGCAGCCAACCGAGAGCGGACTTTTCTTGGAATCATCATGAAGTGGGGCAAAGCGCGGGGGTTTGTGCAGATCGAAGATCCCACTATGTCGGTAAGGCCGTTCAAGGAAAAACCGGGCGGGAGGTACGTAGAGGACTGGGAGTATACCGCGTTCTGGCACTGGCTCACCCAGCGTGGTCACATCATGCACGCCTGCTCGATGGCGATCTCGTTGATCTGCGGATCACGACAACAGGACGTGCTAGCCCTCACCCGGGCCGATGTATTGGAAGACGGCCTTATGATCTTTCAGATCAAAACCGGCAAGAGGCAGGTTAAGCTCTGGACACCTGAATTGCGCGAGGTAGTCAAGCTGGCTCTGGCGACAAACACCAAACCGAAGATCCAAACGCCTCACATCATTCGCAGCCGCTTGGGGCGCCGGTACACACGTTGCGGCTTCAATTCCACATGGCTTC